CTTCATTAGCAAATGCAGGATTTACTATTGAGAGAAGACCGACAAGGAAGTAGTAGTAGAAACTTGTTGAATTGTTTCGGTTAACAGGCTGTCTTCGATCACACCGGCTGATCGGTTGACAATTTCCAGTTGAAACTGTTCCCCGGCATCTTTGATTGTGTAAGTTGTAGCTGAGTCCGTGATGTCTCCGCTGGCTGTTACGTTTGTTCCCGCCCATGATGAATAGGTACCACCATATACATTTGACTCAATCGTACGATCGATGTCCACAGTGGTAGTCGTGGTGGATTGCATACTACCCTGTGTAAAATTAGGAGTAATTTGATTTGCTGCAGCTGGAGAAGCCAAAAAGAGAAGTAGTAAAAGTTTTTTCATGATTCTTTTTTCTTAGGATCGTTGTCAGTCTTAGTGTTTCTATTATTAGAAGTGTTCAAACCAAAAGTAGCTAAGGCACCAGTAAAAACAGAGGCAACAAATGTTATGTCACCACCGCTTTGACCTTTTTTAATCATAGGTATGTCGACATAATTTAGAGTGATAATAAAACCACTCCAAACAACAACACCTAGTCGGACAAAAGTTCCGAGGATCTCAATATCCTTCTCAGCGTGGTCCTTTACTTTTTTAAGGAAGGGTTCTTTTTCTTTGTTAGTTTGCTCCATGTTTGTTTGAATACTGGTTTAAGTACCATTACAATGTATTTGAACAAAGACGTTGCAGTTAGGGTGGCTCCGACAGAAATAAATGCTGTCGTAGCTGCAGTGGTCATGATAGTAGCTGTAGGCATAGGAAACTCAATATCCGTAAACGGAATTTCTACTATCTGTGCTTCCTGTGGAATGTTAGCGTTAAGTTTATTAGAAGGTTTAGATCCTTTTTTAGGAGCTTCTTCCCCAACGTCCACTCCTTCTATACCAGGTGGTGGTCTAAGGGTGTTAGGAGGTACTACAATGGGTGTGTAACTAGGTATCTGTGCCCTTGGTACCTCTAGCACTCTAGGAGGCATCTGAGGTGTTTCTGGTAGGACTAAGGTAGGAAGTTTAGGTGGGTTAGCCCATTCCATTATTTAACGGGAAAAAGACCATTTTTAATAAACTTAACCGCAGCATCATCTACGTCATTGTCTGTAGACTCTGCAAGCTTTGTTAAAAGATCAACAATTAATTTTTTAACTTGATTAGATTGTAAAAAAGCAAAAAGAATTGGACGGATAAGAGTAATCATGATTGTTAAGAAGGTTCAGTAGGCCAAGTCACAGAGTCAGGGAACCCTGTTTGAGTAGGGATATCCCGTAGTGCTTGACGGTAAGTTCCCCACACAGTGGCAGGAGCAGAGCTATCAGCCAGTTGGGTCCAATCGGTGTCAGCAAGTTTTTTGTTACGTGTTGATCTAACATCAGCAGCTTTAGCATCAGCAATCTGTTTCAGTTCAGTTGAATCAAGATTAACAACGTTCCATGCTTGTTTCCATGTACCATCTACAAGAGCAGGGGTACCTTCTTCAAGTCGTTGGGTTTCTACGTTAACTGACGGTTGATCAGCATCGATAACTGTTACAACACCAAAACTAGAAAGATCTACACCATCCAGAGGTTTAGGAAAACTAGTTTCAGGAAACTTACGTCGAATTTCTACTGACCCTACAGGGTATTTTGTAATTGAATTGTTTTTTGTAAAAGCAAAAGCCATTAGTTTAAAGGTCAGAAAGGTTATTATAATTCAATATTTTCTTCACCATTACGGGTAAAATTATAGCTAGTTGTATCAGAATCAGCCGCAGTTAAGGACGAATTAGAAACACTTGCAGTATGTGCGTAGTCCGTGTTAGCACTTGGTGTTGATGCTGAAATTGAAGAAGTTTCATAGACAACATTACCAAAATCAGTGGTGCTGTACGTTCCAGTCAATGAACCATCGTCAGGTATTTTACCAACAAAATCTGAGAGCCCGTGTCCATCAATTTTACCAGTGACGTAAAGACTGTCTCCAGAATGTAAAATATGCCTGCCAAAAATACCATTACCTTCTGAACCACTAATTTTTCTTTTCCATTGCACTGTTCCAGATGAATCAAACTTAATGATGTTCATAAAATTTGTCCCATTACTTGTTGTTTTACCAGTAACGTAAGAATTGCCTGAGCTGTCAACCGCAAGACTTCCATCGATAGCTAAGTTGTCTGTAAATTCACGTTCCCATTGCAAAGTGCCAGATGAGTTATATTTAATCAGACGACTATTGGCAGAGCCAAAAGCACTTACTCTTACATATACGTTTCCAGATGAATCCGCTCCAATACCTCTACCCATAGGCTCTGAACCACTTAGGGCATATGCTCTTGACCATTGAACAGCTAAAGAGCTATTTAGCTTTACGGTAACAGCGGCATCGATAGAAAATCCAGAAAAGTTATGGGCAGAAAATCCAGTAAGGTAAAAGTTACCAGAGCTATCTATTGCAAGACCTTGACTTTCGCTGTTCATTGAACTGCTACCAGTAATTCGTTTTTGAAATTGCACTACTCCGGACGTGTTATATTTTACAAGAAAATACCCACGATCTCCTGATGCTGTTTCACGGGCATGACCAAAAGCAAAAATGTTGTCATTACTATCTATAGCAATGTCGGAAAAATGAGCAACATTTGAATTAGAAATACCTATTTGTTTATGCCATTGACGCGTACCAGAATTATTATACTTAATAATCCAAGCTCCACCAAAATCAACCGCTCCGTTAACAAGTCGAAGAGGTTGATCAGCTGTAATGTAAACATTATCGTTACTATCAGTAGCTACAGCCGCAAAACGTTCAGTTATGCCAGTAAGAAAATCACTTGCTGCGTTTTTCCTTGAAAATTGATAATTACCGTCACTGTCATATTTATTAAGCATTAAACCATGCTGATTGGTCATGTTTGTGTTACTAGCTGAGGCGTACGCAGTTCCAGTCGTAAATACATTTCCAGATGAATCAGCAGCTGGTGCTTGAATTTTTGAGGGACTCTGGTTTGTTTCATATGAAATTGTAAACCAGTAGCTTTCTGCACCCCCAGCGCCAGCAGCACCGAGGGTAATTGTGTTGGTAATTGGATCCATAATTAGTTCACGTAATCAACAAGAGCTGCACCACGGTAACGTCCGCCGTTATTATCAGTTACAAATAGGAATAGGTGAGTTTTGCCCGCGGTCAAAGTTGGTGCGGTATCAGCATTAAATTTAACGCTAGCAGGCCAAGTAACAGTCCCAGATGTATGAGTTAACTCAAGAGTAAAAGAACCAACAGTACCGGTTGCAGGTGGGTTAGAGAAGGTAAACGTTGAGTTACCGTTAATAGTTTTGGTAAAATAATTACCATCACTAAGATCAATGTCAAGTGCAGTAACTACTTCTGCAACTTGTTTATAAGGTCCGTTAACTGTAAGACCACCGTTAAGTGTTTGTGCAACACTAAAGGTGTTAGTTACGTCGTTTTTAGTGGTATCAACATCATAACCTTGAACAGTTACACCGATATCTGATCCTGTTAATCCACCAGCACTAGAAGAGTCTACATAAGCTTTAGTAGCAGCATCAGTGTTAGCTGTTGGTGTAGCAAGGTTTACAATTTTATTATTTAATGCATCTAATTCACCACCAAGTTGTGGTGTTAAATCAGACAACAAATTAAAGGCAATAGAACCTTCAGGAATTGTAATAAAACCAAGTTGCTGATCTACTTCAAAAAATGGGTCATCTGTTTGATTACCACCAACACTAAATTTACCGTTTTGGTCAGTAATAGCAGTCCAGATTTTACCGTTTTCTAGTTCAATTTTTTGGTTAGCGTCAGTAGGTACACCACCATTTTCAGGCAATGCACGGTAGTCAGTACCGCTACCAACGTATTCCATAGTATGACCGCTAGAAGCAATCATTGACCTTAGGAAGAACTGCACAGCAGCCCCATCGGCAATGGCACCGTTAAGACCAAGGTTAGTGCTACGGTTGCTTGGACTAGGACGGCTAATTGTCACAGTCCATCCAGAACCATTAGCAGTAGCAGATAAGATTGGATAGGTAATACTATTCACAATCACCAACATGTTGCCAGCAGGGCGTGTAGCAGAGCCATGCCACCCAGAAGCAGCAGTAGGTGCATCAATATTAAAAGTAGTAGAACCACTACTCTTAGCACCATCTACAGTCGAAGTAAAGATTGCAGTAGTAGATTTACCGCTAGCAATTAAACCATAACGACCAAAATCACTTGTAGATGCAGCAAGGTTTGCTTGACCACCATTAATACAAGTAATGTGAGCATGGTTAAAGAACGCATAGCTACTAGTACATTGGGTGTAACCGTTGTTAGTAACAAAGATACCAGGAGCATCTAGACCAGTATGGGTATAGCTATCGCAAACAATAGAACGCAACGGTGAATCATCATGTGGTACAGAACCGTCAACCAACAAACCACCACCAGTTGGTGCAGAATTAAGGTCACCAGCACGTCCCTTATCAGCAGTCCCTGCATAAAAAGCCAGGTTAGTATTATCAATCTCAGAATCAGAGAAGTTAGTACAGTTTTGGATGTATGGAGATTTATAGATGTAAGCGTTATTATAAAAAGCTACATTCCAACCTTGTGTAGGAGGTAAACCATAAGTAGCGTTTTCCCACAATGAACCTGATGCACCACGTGTACCGCTAGCTTTCATGCCAGTAAACGTCAGGTTTTTAAGGTACGTACCACTGTTTACCTCAAACATTGTTGTAGTTTCAGTAGCAGCAGTTGGATGGATTACACACTGACGCACAGAGGTACCAACAATAGCAACATCACGTTTTTGGATTTGAATAGGACATGCTTCTTGATACACACCAGGTGCTACTACAACAATACTACCATCACCATAGGTAGAATCACCATTAATTTGGGTAACAGCAGCTTTAATAGTTTTTTTAGGACCACTAATACGGTGACCACTGTTAGAATCATCACCAGCAGTAGAATCAACATAAACAACTTTAGGTTGATTAGTAAAGGTACCGCCAGAGGTAACCCCTAGCCAATTACTACCATTCCAAACTGACAATGTTTTATCTATATCATTTTGTATCCAAGTCTTACCGGTTTCCCAGTCAGAACCACTTGGTGTACCTGTTTGTACTAGTGTGTCAAATCTACGTGCAGCAGCCGACGCAGTAAAAATGTTTGTATCTGCAGCAGCAGGAGAACCCGCATTTTGCTCTGCATACGTAATCTTATCTGCGTCTTTAATCTTATCTAAATCTACACCATTATTACTAAGACCAACTGTAATTGTACCATCACCATCATTAGTAATAGATACACCGTCAGAGCCAGCAATATCGTTAGTGATAGCTGTGTCAATACGGTTATCAATAGCAGCAGTGCTGGCAATGGTGGTGTCATTATCAGGCCATGTTTCAGTGCTAAGGATAGTTTCACTGGCTTCATCCTGGAAACGTGCATCTAGTGCAGCAGTCGTAGCAATTTTAGCATCACTACTAACCCATGATTCTGTAGAATAAACAGTTTTGTCAAAGTTATTCCAATAATAGTTTTTCAGGTAAGCATCGACATCATCAGGAATACCAGCACAATTAGCCTCCTGAAGAGCATACCGCAATTGCTCAAAGTTTTTGTTTAGGTCATCAGAACGAATAGCTGAACCAGGGTTAAACAAAGCCCGGATGTCGTCAACTTTAGTATTCCTACGTATCTTAACGTTGTCAACAGTAGGCTCACCTGGATCAGTTGGAGCAGTAGGTGCAGGAGGCGCAGTACCAGTAAACTCTACAATAGTAGGGTTAGCATCAGTAATGCGCCACGGATAGGTGCCATCTGTCGTAAGTTTTTCGTCGTATTCTTTTGTAACCACGTTCCAAAAATAAACGTGGATTTCAGATTTAAAAATGTACGGGAAATCAAAAGAGAACTGTGTCTTTGACCCGTTTCCAGCTTGAATTGTTTGTACGTCAGAGCACGCCATGTTTTTTAATAACGAGTGTTAAGAATTGGAGAAAGACCTTGTTCAGCACGTTGTCCATTAATTTTTTTCAACTGAATACGTTGCTCAATAGCATCACGAATGTTAGAATCAAGAGCATCAAATGCAAAACCTTCGGCTTTTTTTTGTGCCTCTCTAAGCATCATATGAATTTGATCGTATTTACCAATAGGTACTTCATCTGAACCAATAAATTGACGACGCATAGTCCTCAATTCTTTAATGGTATTTCGAGCTTCAGCTGTCTTAGAAATACGTGCAATTTCTGATCTAAAGAAACCTTGGCGTCCCATTTCAGCATTTAAATTATTACGCTCTGAAGCATCTAATGTAACACCTTCACGTTTTTTAAATGCAGTAGATACATCATATTCAATATCATGTAAAAACTTTTCTTCCTTTGTCATAGCTGGATGGACTTTTACAGGAGAATAAGCGTTGTAGATACGTTGTAGCATACTATATTTGTTAGGAGCTTCACCACTAATAGGGCTAATAACAGTAGGCATACGGTTAGTTTGATCAACAAGACCAATCATTCGGTTACGGTTGCTTAACTGGCTGATAATATCATTGTTAAGATCCTTTAAACCACCGTCAAGAATCTTACCAAATTCGTTACGCATACCAGCAAGTGGACCAATAGAGTTAATTTGACCAGCAACAAAACGATTAGCAGCAAATTTATTACCACTTAATACTTCGGTTAAAGTACGGATTGCAGACAGACCACCTGCTTCACCAACTGATGCACCAACAATAAATGCTAGCTTTTCAAATGCATTTTGAGTAGCTGCTTCACCAAGCATGTCAAAATTATCAGACACGTTAGCTACAGCTGCAACCCAATTAGCTAGACCAGGTCCAAGTAATTTTTCATACTCAAATCTAGTACCATCAGGTCCAATTACTGAACGAGGTTTAAAATTACTATTTTTCATTCGGGCAGTGTTAAGTTGACGGTCAACAGAACCATCACCAGTTACGCTAAACAAACCATCACCAAACAATTTATCTTTAACAACACTACCAATTGCCAAAGAAGTTAAAAAACTACCAATGTATTTTCGACCAAGTGTACGATTTTTTAAATCAATCAAAGCGTTAAGTTTAGCAGTCTCATCTAGTTCGGCAATGTTATGACCACGGCTAGCAAGAATAGTATCAATACGTTCTGGGTTTTCCATAAAAGTTTGCACAGAAGTATATGCAAGCTCATTAATATCCTTCTGGAAAGACCTAAGAGGTGCAGGAGCATAGTCATCTGCAACCCTAATTAAATTCATCATCGTTGTAGGAAACGTAAGAAATGGGGTCAAACCAGGAATAGTTTTAAGAAGACCATCTACTTGTTTACTAAGACCAGTGTCAAGGTTAAGTGCAATATCAGCATTTTGATATTTAACTACTTTATCTTTAATAAGACCACCAGCATCAAACATACTGTTATATTCAGTAGTTGCTAGTTCTTTAATTCGAGCAGGTGTAGCAGCCTCACCTAACCGTTCTAGCTCATCCATAGCACGAAAACGTGCCTGAGAATTGGCAAGAGTAGCACCACCCCAACCATCAAAACCTGTAAATAAATTAGGTGTTAAACGGAACACGGGATCAGCAGCCATGCCAATTTGGTCTTCATATACTTTAAGTAAGAATTTAAAACCATTTCTACCACGTGCTGCTTCTTGTTCAGCAATGTATCGGAATTGATCTAATTTTCCTTCTTGTTTAATAACAAGGTCAAGACGTGTCTGTCCTTTAACAGAATTAGGGTTTTGTGATGCTTTTGTAAATAGTTTGCCCGCATAAGGCAGGGCTTTTTGTTGAGTGTCAAAAACTGAGCTGTAAGCCATCCAACCACGTTGCAGTGATTTCATATCACCACGGGCTACAGAACCTGCAAAATACGCAATAGGTTCAGCCACAATACCACCAATGTTACCAATAATAGCACTAGCTGCTGTACCAGGTGCAGACAACAAACTATTATAATAGTTAGATCTTACAGCCTGTGCAATAAGATTAGGTTTATCAGGATCAAGGTCAAAAACAAAGCGGAAATCTGTAAAACTTTTAAGAATGTCATCATTTATCTTAGCAATGGTATTAATTTTACCATCACTCATCTCATACAATTCTAAGAATGAATCTAGGATGTCAGGACGATTCTCTTGTAAATACATCCAGTTTTCAGTAAATTTATCACTTTCAGACTGGATTTGACGTAATGCAACAGGGTAACCTTCTTTAATGTCGTCAGCAATTTGTTGAGGAGATTTAAACAGGTTTTTAGCACGCTCTCCAAGAGCAGCAATCCCTTTCTTTTGAGTAGTAAAATAACGAGTAGAACCTGTTAGTTGTTGTAAAAAATTAATTTTATCAAGGATCTGCTCTTGAGCATTTTCAATAGAAATAGATCCACTGTTAAGACGCATACCTTCAGAAAGGTCTGCAATCTGTCCCGCCATAGAAGTTGCAGTGTAAGCTTGAGCACGGGCAATATCCATGCCTTTAAATTCTTTTACTAAAGAATTAACAGAGCTAAGTGCATCTGCATAACCATCTTTACTTAAAATTTCAACACCAAATTCATTTTTAGTAATCTGTGGATCCAGCATTCGCCGCATATCTTCAATATTAGCAGAAGGATCAAATAACTCTAGAACAAGTTTGTCACCAGCTTCAGTTACTTCATCTGCAGATACTACAAAATCATCGGCAGTCATACCTACTTTGTCAGCTTCTTTAAGCTGTTTAGTCAAACCAAGTGTAATTTCTTCAACACCACCAGGTGTTTCAGCACCGTACTTAAGAGCAGGACCGCTAATAAAATTACCAAGCCGACCGTAAACAGTACCTTTATTACCTTGGATACGTGCAGCATCAATACTAGCACCAACAATACCAAGGTCATCTACGGTACGTATACCAGTCTCACGGAACTCATATAGGTCATGCACACCTTTAAGAGGTATATTAGGATCATCTGTTTTACTTGTGTTGTAATAACCAAGTTCATCCAGTGCCTCGTCTTGCTTAGCTTTGTATTCAAGCAGAGCTTCTTCAGGTACTTCACTGGTAGGTTTTGATCTGTTAGCTGCAAGGTACTTAACAGCTTGATCACTTTCACCAATAATTTTAGGTGCGTTTTTAAATACGTCTTTAACTTCGCTAACAGCAGAGATAAACTTACCAGCAAATCCAACCATAGGAATCATAAATCCCAGGGCTAGATCTTCGTTAATATTCTTTTGCCGTTTCAGGTCAGGGGATTCACCTGCAAGGGTTGCCCAACTGTCAGGAATAAAATCAAATGTTTCAGGAAAATTCTGCTTAATTTGACCAGCAAGGTTGTCGCCTTCATATTCAGAAGATATACCACCTACAGCAAGAGAAGCACCAGCTTCGATACCACGGGCACCTACAAACTTCATAAAAGCTGTGTTACCCAATTGGTTAATCTTAGCAGATGCTCCAAGTTTGCTAATAGTTAAAGCCTGTGCTTTACTAGCAAGACCCATACCAGCACCTTGAAAAAGCATGGTAGGAATCACAACAGACGTGATACTTCTAACAGTAGAAGCTACTTTGTTTTCATATTTTGTAGCCTTAGGTACTTCTGGAATACCATCAGGCAGGAAAAAATTAATGGCATCAGCTGCAAAATCAGCGACACCAGTAATTGCTGCCATATCAAGTTCACTACCTTCCTTGCTAATCTGTTCTAAATCAATGTTGCCAGCGGCATCTCTGTAAGGACCTTCCATAGAAGGTGCAGGAGCCTCTACCTGTGGTGCGGGTTGTGCTGTCGTAACAGCTTGTGTAGGTTGAGCTTGAGGCGTCATTAGCTCCTCTTGAGGTGCCTCCATTCTCTGTCGAATTTCTTCGATTTGTTCATTAGAGAGTGTAGTTTGACGCTCTTGCTCGTCCAGCACAAAATCCTCACCTACATTAGAGTATTCTGAAGGATGTTTCATTGTTTATCGGGTAATAAGTTCTTCCCGTGCAGCCAGTAAAGCAGCACGTACTTGATCACGACTAATACTAGCCTTATTCACACCATCGTTATAGTAACTACGTCCATTTTTATATTCAATAGAAGCGAATTCTTGTGCCATTTCATCAATAGCTGCCTCTATGTTATCACCCGTTCCTTGTAAAAACCTTGAAACATTTTCTCTTCCAGGTTTATTCAACAAAGTTCCTAAAAACATTTTAAGTTGATTTTCAGGTGTAAACTTATCATTCATTGAAAGTCCAGCACGTTGAGCCACTCGTTCAGGATATAGGAATTGATAAGCACCTACTGCTGCAGAAGACCGCCCATCACGTAGTTTTTCTTTTTGAAAATTTACAACTTCTCCAATTGTCATGTCAAGCATTTCTGGATAGGTCTCGCCTGGGAACATTGCAGCCGGATTCCCTTCACCAGAACTAACTAAATCTGCTAAACCTTTTACACCAGGAGGTCTCATACTAGGCCGTAAGTTTTGTGCTACACGATCACTTCCTCTAATAGCCCCACGTCCAATTATAGTAGGATTATCAGATTGAAGTTCTTTTCTTTGTATAGCA